GACATTTTGTCGCGCTAGGATGAGAGCCGACAGACAGAGTACCGCTAAGCTACGCCCATCCTTACATGCTGTGATTCAAACTGGAAATTTAAATGCGTTCAATTTTACCGTTGAAGGGGTTGATTGCCCAACGCCCGCGGATCTAAGTAGATACTGTGTTGCAAATGGCTGGTTCTTTAAAATTGGTAACCAGGTTATCATACCTGTTCTGCGAAATTTCCCTGCATTCAACTACAACACTGACATTGGAAGGTTTACCTCTTTTCCTTTTGAAACTCTTGAAGATGTGACAAAGCTACATGATTTAGCTAATGGAGATTTGGTCCCACATTTTGCTTTTGTTGAGGATGGATCCCCAGTAGTTGCTGCCATATGTGATAGACATGATAATGTAGTCACTCTGCGCTTCCGAGATAGTGGAGGGCGAATCATAACGGTTGAAGAGTTGCTAGCTGGTGAGCAACGAGACTTGAATCTATATCAAGGTTTAGACCAACTGGCAGATGAGGCTGGAATTCGGCCTGAAGATATTGATCAAGCGGCTTTAGCGGCTCAAGCTGTTGCTGATGCAGGAGGTGGGGTTGCACAACAACAGGCGGCTGCAGCGGCGGCAGGTGTGCAGGCTCAAGAGGATTTACCAGTTGGGCGTGAAGATGAACTTAGACCAGAAGATGTAGCAGATGCTCGTGGACAAGCGGCTGCTCCACCTCAGGCACAGGCACCAGCACCACCTGATGCCGCACTACAACGTCAACGCGAGCAAGCAATTCTGCGGCAGGTTCCCAACTTGCATGTCTTGCCTCAGCCTCGACAGCAATTAATCGATCGGCTGGCTCAGGTACGTGAGGCGGAGCAGAAATTCATTAATGAAATGATTCAAGAAGTGGGCGTAATTGAGCAACAGAGAGATGTGGCGGCGGCTGGAATGCGATTGGAGTTGTGTCGGTCCGTGCATCGGGTTGATGGAATTTTACGGGCTTACCAAGAGCGAGTGAATCCGTTCAGATTAGGTTTGAATTATAGACCTCCTATCTTGCTCGAGGAAGAGATTAGAGTTGAAGAGAATGCTCGTCGTTTAGGTGGTGAAATCGGTCTACATGATTTTGAAATTGCAGAGAGGCCAGAAAGAGCTCTCTTACATGCCGAGTACTTGGGGAATCTAATGCATGTTGAACAGGAAAAGTTATTAACAACTGGTCGTACGTTTGTAGCCCATATTCATCAGGCTGGGTACTGTAATCCAGAGGGATGGTGTTGTTTGCAAGATGTTGAGGTGCAAGTCCAAGGGATTGAGCCCGAGAGTCTCTTGCCTGCGTTGGCTGTTCGCACAAATTGTCGAGGATTGGTGCTCCGAGCCCCGCTTCCGATCATACGGGTTTTGACTCAGATAATTCACCACCCCTCAGGTCTCGACCGACTCGAAGCGACCTTGAATGTATTACTTACTGACATGCGTGAGCGAGTTTCGACTTTGACGACAGCTGATTCTACGAGACGTATTCGTGTAAATGATGCTCATGATCTTGCAGCCATGACAGCGCCGTTAGGTCACGTATATGCTATGCTGTCTAGATGGAGGGACAACGTGGCCAGGTTGAGGGCGAGCGCTCAACATCAATTGATAGCTCAGGAACTTGCTCGTAAGTATGCGGAGTGGCGTCCAGGGCAACACTACACCATTCCTGGTAGAGTATTAAATTTATTTGCAAATCGTCAGCTGCGATATCAATCCCAGCTTGAATGGGTGTATCCTCATCTATGGATAGCCGACAGGAATTTGGCAGGAGCATGGATTCTCAACGGTGTTGTTCCAACGTATCGGAATCTTGGTGAGTGGGTGCCTGATATTGCCTTTATTGGCTTGGTTCAATTTTTGGAGTTCTGGGAGGAGTTTGTGACATGGTTCCCTCATTATGGGGTTGGACCAATTAATCGTGGAGTTCCAGTGTTCCCTACTGTGTTTTCTCCTAGAATGTCATCGTTAGCGGTGCGGCTTCTTTAGGCTCTCGCGCACGGGGAATTTGCAGTC